CTCTACCGACTGAGCTATGGGAACATGCATTGTCGTTCCGACAATGCGCAGTGACAGCGGTGGGATTCGAACCCACGAAGCCGAAGCAGTGGTGCTTGAGACCACCCCCTTTGACCGCTCGGGTACACTGTCTCATCATTCAACTCAAAACATATTTTTAAATCAATTTTTGGATTTCCAAATAAAAACTGTGTTCCCAGGGGAGGACCTCGACATTCGGCTCAAAAAAACCCAATGGACACTAAGCCGTACTAAAGAACAACCCCTTTGACCGCTCGGGTACTGTCATTCCTAAATCTTTTATAATCTTAAAGAAAGAAAAAATTTAATCAATTTTTACAAATTCAAATTGTGTCTATTATAAACTTACCACATAAATTTAAAAAAGAAAAGATATATTAATTAAAAATATATAACATCATGAATAAAATTTATGTTATAAAGAATAAAAATGGCATCATTTCATTCTTTAATAATTTAGAAATAGCAATGAACGAATTAAAAAAAATTTACAAGATGACTTTTGATTTTAAGTTTTATAATTATGAGATAAATGTGTTTACCTTGGTAGAAAATGAATATAAATTTTCAAATGTGACTTATACATACAAATTTGATCAATTTTCAATTCGAAATTAGTTTTTAAAACCAAAATGATTTTTAAATATAAAGAAGAATAAATATGGATATTTTAAATTTTTGTATCACTCTTTGTTTGGGATTTATGATAATTTTATTTTATTTTTTATATCTTCCAAAAAATAATTATGTTTGGGGCGATATTACTGATAAAAATGAGCGTCAATACATTATGTTATCGATACTATTAGCTTGCATATCTTACCTATTTATATGGATAAAACAAGTATTCTTTAGACCAACTGAAAAATTTTTAATACTTTATACAATCGGGAATAGTTTATTCTTGATAGGTGGCATATTATGGCCATTGTTTTTAAATTATTTTCCTACTCATTATCATCTCGTAATTTTTTCATTATGTATAACTTCTTTAGGGGCTCTGATTATTCTTATCCAACAATCACTAGAAAAAGACATTATAGGTATAATTTTTTCAATATATTTATTTTTTCATGTATTTTTCATGGATAATGTATTATGGGCATCATCCTATCGTTCGTTGTTTCCAATAAAAAATAATGATTAGATATCGTTTAAAAAAATACTATTCCTTTATAAAATGTACAAGTTCATTTTTCAAAAAGTGAAAACAATCATTCCTAAAATATCCAAAACGGAATTAATAGCATTACGATCAGGAGGAGTTTCATTAGATCGTGAAATATTTCAGGGAAAAATAGACTTTAAAAATCTTCTATCATCATCTTCTCAACCCTTGAATGATTTAGAAAAAAAAATGATGCAAAAAACGGATGTGTTATTAAAAAATATCGGGGAAAATCCTATATATCCTAATGAAAATATATATAATGTATTGGACCAATTAGGGAAGGATGGATTTTTATCAATGATTATTGATCAAAAATACAATGGAAATCGAATTTCATACAAGGCTCAATCCAAAATTTTATCAAAAATTAGTTCCTATAATCCTTCGTTAGGAGTAATCACAATGGTACCGAATTCACTAGGACCAGCAGAATTATTGCTACATTATGGAACAGAAATGCAAAAAAATAAATATCTTCCCAAGTTAGCGGATGGATCTTTAATTCCTTGTTTCGGATTAACGGGTCCAGAAAATGGAAGTGATGCCACTGGCAAAATTGATCGTGGGATTGTCAAAAAAAAAAATGGCAAGATATTGATTCATATCAATTTAAACAAACGATATATAACCCTCGCTCCAGTTTCAAATTTAATAGGTATTGCTTTTAATGTAGAAGATCCCGATAAATTATTACCTTTAAATATTGAACCAGGGATTACAGTTGCATTAATAGAAAAAGGACACAGAGGACTATTGCAAGAAACTTATCATAATCCTAATAATGCTGGATTTCCGAATGGAACTTTAAAAGGAGAAATCGAAATAGACGCGGATAATATCATAGGTGGTATAAGCAATATAGGGAATGGTTGGAAAATGTTGATGGATTGTCTTACAATAGGACGTGGAATAAGTCTTCCCGCCACCGCTAATGGATCCTCAAAATTCATAACGTCTTGTATGTATCATTATCTCCAGATCCGTCATCAATTCAATATGCCTATTGGAAAAATGGAAGCGGTGCGTAAAAAATTTATAAATATGTTTATTAATACTTGGATCATACATTCTTCTGTTGCATTTACAAATCATTTATTAGATAAAGGGAATATACCATCTGTGATAACGGCTATTATGAAATATCAAACGACAGAAAGAGCACGAATCATATTAAATGAAGGAATGGACATTTATGCAGGAAGCGCGATCTGTATGGGAGAAAATAATTTTTTTACAAAATTTTATCAGGCCTCCCCGATCGGTATTACAGTTGAGGGTTCTAATACTTTAACAAGAAATTTAATTATTTTTGGTCAGGGATTAAATAAAAGTCATCCTCATATATTTAAAATATTTGAAAGCATCCAAGATGATGATCTATTAATATTTAAAATTTATTTTAATGAAATGATTCACACTATTTTAGTAAACTATGGGAAATTATTGGTCGGTAATCCTGAAAGATTAGAAAAATTAACACTTAAATTCAGTTTATTGGCTAATTTTATGGCCTTATTGGGAGGACAAATTAAATCTAAACAAATGTTATCAGGTGAAATGGCAGATATTCTTTCTAATTTATATCTTTCTTATGCATTAATATGGTATCATAAAAAAGAATTTAAAAAGATTGATACCATACTCCTCGATGTTTGTTTACATTATTTATTAGATAATACAGAACATAAAATAAATATCGTCATTGCGAATTATCCTATAAAAAGTTTAAAATTATTTTTATACCCATTAAAATGTCAAAATCATGTTGAAAACTATGATGAAATCAATAAGTTTTATAGATATATCGAAATGAATAATGGATTTACAGATGTTTTTGAAGAAGATATTTATTCTAAAAATACAATACTAGAAAAAATGCAAAAATTAAAACACATTAAAAATAAGGATGAATACACTAAATTATATAAAGAAATAATAAGTGTTGGAGAATTTAAAATTAAAAAACTATGATAAATGATCATAGCTCCATTTTCATACATCATAATGAGTTATATTCCATGTTTTGGATTATCACCATGGATTTTACAAAATGCGATTTTGAAAAATAAAACAACTAATATCATAAAAAGCAGCATTGCATTAGATGAAAATGAAACAATGAGAATTAAAATAAAAATGAAAAATTTTGATTTTGTGAAAAACGAATATTTTTTATTTGAATCTGAAAATTTATTCGTGACTGTATTTTATAGATCCAGCGATCATTGTGAATACATAATTATTTATTATTAATTTCAAAATATTTTACATTGAAAAAAAAATTTACGTTTGAAATGATCAATCAATTTCAAAATTTTATTTTATCCTAATTTTGTTGCGGCTCTCATTACTATTGGTTCTATTACTATTTCATCTTCTATTTCTTTAAATGTGCAGGTACATTTGCGGGAAGTATCACACTCTATTCTATATAAAGTTCCTTTCTTAGAAAAAACATTATATCCAATAATTTCTCCAAATGGTTTTAAATATACTTGTGAGAGTAATAAATTTTCAGATCCAATAATATTTTTTTTAAGCAAAGTTCCGAATGGTGATTCGTAGAGTTGTCGTTCTTTAATAGCATCAACAGAAGTATAATTTTCTGGATCATCTAAAGCGAGTTTAAAACTACCACCACGTATTATACTTAATTTTCCAATATCTTGGGGAATTTGCATCATACGCTTAAATAATAAACTAGCATCATATCTCTTATCAGTATTTGTTACATAATCTGGTAAACCTAAAACGAAATCGGAAGCGTCTCTACAAATCTTTTCTCTAATTTCTGATGGCAATTGAGGCGGATTTACATCTACTTTTGTTTCGGCTGCACCACCACTGTTTATTCTATTAAGTTGTTGACCCATATATATATCTAAATAATAACAAGAAAAAATCCCCAATTTTTTTTTATGATCATTTCGTGATTTATCCTATGCATAATTATGCTATAAAATATATGACCCAATTACCCTTTTATTTGTCAAAAACAAAACCTTTGAAATTATCAATTAATTTCAAAATTTTATTTTATCCTGATTTTGTTGCGGCTCTCATTGCTATTGGTTCAACAACTATTTCCTCTTCTATTTCATTAAATGTGCAGGTACATTTGCGGGAAGTATCACAATTTATCAAATCTAAAGTTCCTTTCTCAGTAAAAACATTATATCCAATAATTTCTCCAAATGAATTTATAAATACTTGTGAGAGTAATAAATTTTCAGATATAGTATTGGTTTTAAGCAAAGTTCCGAATTGTGATTCATAGAGTCGCGGTTCTTCAACAAAAGTATAATTTTCTGGATCACCTAAAGCGAGTTTATAAGTACCATTGTATATTCTATATAATTTTCCATCATTTTCGGGAGTACTCATATAAGGAGGATTAAAAGTTAATTGAACATTTTTCATCGGATCAATAGCTGTTACATAATTTTGTAAACCTAAAACGAAATCGGAAGCGTCTCTACAAATCTTTTCTCTAATTTCTGATGGCGATTGAGGCGGATTTACATCTACTTTTGTTTCGGCTGCACCACCACTGTTTTTTTTTTTATGTTGTTGACCCATATATATATATATATATATATATATATATATATATCTAAATAATAACAAGAAAAAAATTAAAGAGGAGGGAATTTTTTTAATAACCATTTTGTAATCTCTCGTATAACTTTTACATTTACCGAATTACCGATTTGTTTATAGAAAATTTTAATATTATTTGAATATTGATATGATTCTGGAAAATCTTGGAGACGACATAATTCTCTTGGTGTTAAAAATCTCCATCCTGGTCCATAAATGGGTATCATAGACATGGCTACTAAAGTAGGAGAATAATCTAAATTACGGACACGAATCCCTGAGCCTCTAAAAGTCCACAAACAATTTAAAAGAGAGGTTTCATCACATTGCCATTCTAATTTACGAACCGCTCCAGTCCATAATTCGTTTTTACGAGACTCGATCAACCAATTTTCCAGATATATTTTATAATCATTATAAAATTGTTTATTTTTATCGATCCAATTTTTATATTTTTTATAGTCTTCTATTTTTTTTGGATCCATATTTTCAATATCCCACCAATCAGTCCAAATTGGAAATCTTGGGATTTTTATATTATTTTTCGAGAGGATCGTACAAAATTTTTCCCAGATAATTCCACATTCAGAATATTTTTTATCAATTTTCTTATGGATAGAATTTGTATCAATAATTGATTCTATAGTCGTTTTTTGCGGTTTCATTTGTATAGACGGAAAAGTCACCTGATCTAAAACACCAAAGATAATGGCTCGTTCACGTGTTTGTGGAGTACCAAAATGTAATGGAGATAAAATGTAGGGTTGTAATGGAACGGAATAACCCAAAGAAAGGAGTTCATTCCTTATAATTTTCCAAGTATTTCCTTTATCATGAGAAATTATATTCCTGACATTTTCTAAAATTAAATATCTTGGTTTATGATGTTTTAAAATTCGAAGAATCTCCCAGAATAAAGTTCCTTTTGTTGTATCTTTAAATCCTTCTTGGTTCCCAGCCTTTGAAAAAGTTTGACATGGAAATCCTGCGCATAAAATATCAAAGGGTGGAATTGATGATTCTAAAATTTTACATATATCTCCTTCTGGTTCAATATTATAGTTTAATTTATAATTTTCTCTACAATTTTTATCAATATCACAAGCAAAAACACATTCATATTGTAAAGATGACAAGGCTTGATGAAATCCTCCGATTCCGCAAAATAAGTCAATATATCTCAAATTATTTGAAGAATAAGGTAAAACAGGCCAAACTTTATTCTGTCGTATTTGAAATCCATTATTGAAGGTATATGTGTATTTATTTAAATCTGGGAATGGAAGAGATATAAAAAAATTATTTTCTAGAGAGTAACATAACATTTTATACACATCTTTATGATCGATCAAGGCATCTGTTTTGTTATTTGATTTTAACGTAATTTGTTGATTGCAAAATAACGGATCGATAAAATAAAATCCAATTTCTATCGACTTGTTAAAATCAGAATCCTTGGTCCACCATTTTCCATCTTTCATTTGCAGGATAAGTACAGGGCAATCAAATTTTAATTTTTTTTTTTTTTCATTTTTACTCCAATTTAATGCCAAATTAGATTTACCATTAATTTTTTTAAAAGAAAAAATATAATCATTAATTTTCATATCGGCTTGTCCATTGTTATATGTTTTAAAATTGGGAAAATATTGATTAAAAATTTCTTGAAGAACAGTTTCAATTAAACTACCAGTTATTAAACCGTTACCATCCGATTTATGATGATTTTGTATGGTAAAAATTTTATCGGATATTTCCTGTTTCAAATCATTCGTTAAATAAGATTTAAAAAGATGATAAATATTTTGCGTAGATTCAATATCTTGTGCAATCATTTATTTAAAATTTTAAATATTTATAGGATTCAATTTTTATTATTAAATGTTTCGAAACATTTAATAATAATGAATAAAACAAATAAATTTCACAATAAAATTATTGTGTAAGAGCAAGAGGTGTATTTGTTGTTATAATGAATACGGGTTGCCAAACAATGGCTTTTAATTCAACAATGGGTGATATTAATAATATACGTGTGGTACCAATTAATCGTTCTTGTCCAAAGAAAACTAAGAAACTAGATTTATCTAGAGAATCGACACCTAAATAACATGCCTTTTTAATGCCACCTACAGCGCATTTTTGTTTATTTAACAACGTAAATCTAACATTTGCATAGTTAGCACTATATACGTATCCATGACCAGAAACATTAGGACAGGTAAAATATAATAAGGAAGCGCATACACTTTGTGTATTGCAATTACCTATGGTTAAAGAAAGTGGGCACCAATTACCATAGGTACAACCTTGGAAAAACAAACTTTTATTTAATGGGGTTAAAGTAATAGATAATCCGGGACCTTGCCAAGAACATGAGGGTGCAATCTGGACAAGGGCTAAAAACTGAAGTACACCGTCGGGAAGAACACAACTAGATGCGGTTACACATGGAGAAGTAACAGTCGCTGTTTGTTGTAAAGGACAGGTATCGTTCGATACAAAAACACAATAGGCATCTTCTTGAACGATATCAATGAAATTATTATTTACAAGATTCTGAACGATTATGCGAGTAGAATCCACAATGAGGAGTCCTGAAAAATCGACAGTTGATTCAATAGGAACTTGAGTAATTTCAAGAGGAGATGCTTTAATATAATTTTGTGGATCTTTTGTTTTATCATTACCGATGGGTAATTGAATTGCTGCGAACCAAACATTTTTAGGATAACCAGGTGAAGGATTGCATAAAGGTACGCCTCTTAATATTTTAAAAGATTCGTAAGTGTTGCATACGTTATTTCCTGTCATTTCTTTTTTATTGAGATAAATTTTTTTTATTTATAAATTTTTTTTTTTTTATAAAAAAAGTTATTGTTTTTTTTTTATTTTTTTGAAATAAAAAATGTCTACAACGAGAGAATATAACAACGCTACTGTGTCTTTATATAGCGAATATGGTACACAAGATAAATATAATACACTTTTTGCATCAAAACTGCCCGATACGGTTCCAAGCATGAATTTTCCCACCATTTTAGAACAAAATACCTTTAAACCATATGGATATAATAGTTTGACGCATGATAGTGATGGAACAGGATATTACACAGTAAAAACGGGTTATTCAAAAGATTGTGATCCAAAATATAATACTGTAAAATGTCCTCAAAATCGTGTGTTAAGACCCTTTGCTCCTGATCCAAAACATTATATAAGTCCATCCGCCTGTCCAATTGAAAATCAATATGTATCCGAAGGTTTTGCTAATGATCCTCTTTCTCTTGTAAAACAATTAAAACTTTCATTTTATTATAATTTAAAAACATGTCCTCATTCTCAAAAATTATTTAATGAAATGGTTTCAACGATTGGAATAGAAAATGTTAAAAAATATGTTCAATTAAAAGATGTATCGATTCCAGCCAATGAACAAGAAATGACCAATTATGGAGGATATGCTATTCCATTTGTATATTCACACACCACGAATAATAATGTTACAGGATATTATCCCTTGGATACCTTATTCAAACAATTGCTTGGTACAAAATCAACAAATAAAGTACCCTCTCGAGCCGATCCACTTTTAACTAAAATTATTGATTTAGATTTAATAATCTATGTTTTAGAAAATTGTATTTATTGTAAAAAGGTAAAGGAATTATTTAAAGATTTTATAAATCATATTAAAATTATTGATGCATCAGATCCTAAAGTAAAAGATCAGGTAAAAAATTTTCCTGGATTCCCTGTCATTCTCTCCAACAAAACCAAAAAACACAAACTGGGATTACCCAAATCTATCGATGATATCATAAAAGAATTAAGTTAAGAATAAATTTTTTTTTTAAAGAATCCATTTTTTTTTTAAAAATTATTTAAAAAAAAATTATAAAAAAAAAAAAAAAAATAAA